CGTGGAGTTGTTTTAAAGGAACACCACACAGGTAATAATAAGTGGGACTCAGGATTCGGTGTGGCCTCTATGTCTACACTGTTTGGAACAAAGCAGCACGATGGCAAACACCACAGAGATAATCTGATTCATTTGCCTAGTGATCAAACCGAGAATGTCAAGGCTCTTATAGAGCAGTTGATAACTTGGTCACCTGCCACTAAGGGTAAGACCGATATGGTGATGGCGCTTTGGTTCTGCGAGATCAGGGCAAGAGAGATGATCAACTACGGTCAATATCAACATCATCATATGAAGAACCCATTTTTATCCAATAGGGAAAAGTCTAAACGGATGGTTATAAACATAGACGAATTACTATTGCAGAAAGATAAAACATTTATCTAAGGAGAAAAGTTGTTAACACCTAAAGAGGTAGTTGCGAAAGCAGCTCGTATACAAACTAGATACTCTGCTAGAGATCAACGTATGCGTGATGTTCTATCAGTGCGCCAAGGTGATATATCTAAAGTATATCCATCTATGTTTTCCGAAGATTATCCAAAGCCACTAGTTGCTAACTTCGTAGATGTAGCTGCCCGTGACCTAGCAGAGGTAATGGCACCACTGCCATCCTTTAACTGCTCTGCAACCAATATGGTATCTGATACTCAGCGCCGTGCTGCTGATATGAGAACTCGTATTGCTAATTATTATGTAACCTCATCTGATCTACAGATCCAGATGTATCAGGGTGCTGACTGGTTTAATACCTACGGTATGTTGCCAGCAATGATTGAAATGGATTACGAGACAAACAATCCTCGTATTCGTTTACTAAATCCTTTTGGTGTATATCCTGAGATGGATCGCTTTGGTAGAACTGTATCTTTGGTACAGGTTGTTACTACCGATGCTGAGACATTAGCAGCGCAGTACCCAGAGTACGCTACCCAGATTATGCCACACAATAGATGGCAACAGGGTTCCCCATCAGTATCTTTGGTTCGTTACCACGACAAAGATCAAGACTTAATATTCCTACCAGAACGTCAGAATTTAATATTAGCTAATGTACCTAACCCAGTAGGTAAGTGTCTAGCAAATGTAGCAATGAGATCATCATTAGATGGTGAGGCTCGTGGTCAGTTTGATGACATCCTATCTGTTCAGTTAGCCCGTGCTCGCTTTGCAGTATTGCAGATTCAAGCTGCTGAGAAATCTATTCAAGCACCTATTGCTATTCCACAAGATGTACAAGAACTTGCACTTGGACCAGATGCGATTATGCGTTCTGCTAATCCACAAGGTATTCGTAGAGTTCCACTAGAACTACCAGCAGGTGTATTTACAGAGTCTGGTGTATTAGAGCGTGAACTTCGTATGGGTGCTCGTTATCCAGAAACTCGCTCAGGTAATATTGATGCCTCTGTTGTAACTGGTCGTGGTGTACAAGCACTACAGGCTGGATTTGATACACAGGTTAAAGCAGCGCAAGCACAGTTTGCTCGCTTATTTACTGAGATGGTATCTCTATGCTTTGAAGTAGATGAGAAGATCTTTGGTAATGTAACTAAGCAAATTAAGGGAACCGATGACGGTACACCTTATACACTTAAATATATTCCATCTCGTGATATTAAAGGCGAGTATGGTGTAGATGTACGTTACGGCATTATGTCTGGTATGGATCCTAACCGAGCCATCATTGCATTACTACAAATGCGTAGCGATAAGTTAGTCTCAAGAGATTATGTTCGCCGAGAAATCCCTATGGAGTTAAATGTCACACAAGAAGAACAAAGGGTGGACATTGAAGAAATGCGTGATTCTCTTCGTGTTGCTGTTGCCCAGTATGCTCAAGCTATACCAATGCTTGCCTCGCAGGGTCAAGACCCATCTCAAGTTATTACTAGGATCGCTGATGTCATTGCGGGCAGACAAAAAGGATTACAACTAGAAACGATTATTGCTAAGGCATTTGCACCGGAGCCAGTGGCTCCTGCACCAATGATGCCTGAACAACAAGTTCCAGTAGCAGGAGCGGCCCCCGTTCCTGCCTCGCAGCCAACTCCAGAACAACAAAGCGGAGAGGCCCCTGCTGCTGGTCAACCTCAACCAGACATCGCACAATTACTCGCCTCTATCGGCGGCGCAGCATAATAAGGGAGGTGAATAAATGAACAAGGGATCACAAGCAAAGGCAGTTGAAGCAAAGCCTGTAGAGCCAAAGAACGCACCAGCACCAACAACTGGAAAAGTATTCTTCGGATACACACCAGCAGGTCGTAAAGGCCCATCAGCAAAAAAGGGTTAAATTATTTAGTGATAGGAGCACTGGGTGAACCAAGATAATAATCTTAATCGCCCAGTGCGCTTGTCTGATTATTTAGTAATAGTATCAGGATTCTTTTTAAACTTAACATCAGTGATAGAAGCACTTGCAGATGATCTGCACCAATTAGCTATCTATCATTCAAACCAAAAAACTTATGAGACGAAGGTCTGGCAAGACTTCGCACAAGATTTAGAAACTTTAAAGGAGGAATAATGGCAAAAGCCCCAATGAATCCTCTAGCAGGCGTACCAGGACCAGGACCCTTTTCAGTGAGAAACGATAAACTAAGTTTAGGATCAACCGCATACGGTGAAGGTCAAGAGACTGCAATGCTTAATACTGCAGCACCTAAAGCAACTACTCGTGGTGTTGCAGATAACGTAGGTGGAAGACCTGCTAACCCAGTAATGCAAACACCAATCACTCCAATATTTGCTGAGTCACAAAAGAAAACTGAACCAATACAAGCTGGTATTGATATAGGCGATGGTCCAACATCACAAGCACTGTTGATGAAAAAATCATCAGTTAAAACATCAGATACTTTAGCCCCACTACTACCATTTGATACCACCGGCGAAATAGGTATTTTGTATCAGGATGCTTTATCACGGGGTGATTAATGTCTGAGAGTTTAAAAGCTGCTGCTTATGCGGCAGGATTAACGCCAGAACAGAAAAAGAAACTTGATGATTTTAATAAATCTCTTTCTGTTCATAAAAATTTATCTAACCTACCTTCAGATGTAGCTAGTCAAGTTTACAATAATCTAGATCCTTCTCAGCAACAAACTTTACAAAAGAATTTTGGTAATGAGGATCCAGCGTTAAAACCTAATCGTGGCTGGCTTGGAAGTGCTTGGCACTATACAGGTGGTCAAGTTGCTAATGCTCTTGGTTATGTAGGCGGTAAAACACTTGCTGGCTTAGGTAACGTATCGGATGCAATGACTCGTGCTTATCGCACTGCTGCTATTGCTATTGACCAAGATGTAAGTTTAGGTAGCGCTTTTAGAATAGCAAACGATAAGGGCGATAAAGTATTTAGCCCTGGTCGTATTGGTGATGCTAAAGCAAAGTGGGGAACTGAAGCAGTAGACGTAGCAATGCGTATTGCTGCTGGTGAAAAACCTGAGGATATTTTTAAATCTGCTACACCTGAACAACAAAAATATATAATGTTGGCAGATCCAAGACAGACTAATATTCCTGGTATATCTACAGATGATATTGCTGCAGCAAGAGCTAACTTCCAAAATACTCTTGATCAAGTACAGGCTGCTAAATATTCTCCTGGTCGTCAGTTCGCAAACCTTATTACACCTGGCGATATAGAAGGATCAGGTCTTTTTTACAAGGCTGTATCAGGTACAGTAGATGCTGCATTTAGAATTTTAGCTGATCCATTACTTCTTGCTGGCAAAGCAAAGCGTTTTTATGATGCAAGTAAATATGCTCTTACGATGGCAACTGGTGGAGATAGAGTAGCAGATGTATTTTCTAAAGCACCGGTAATTAATTTTTGGGATCAATATGGTGCCAAGTTAGATGAATTACAAAAGGCACAATCTGCAACAGTTAAAAATACTGAAGAGATTGTAAGAATTAAAAGAGATCTACAGACTCTAGCCCCTGAATATGGACCTGCTGTGATTCAAACATTTTTAAAGGCAGATATTCCAGTAGTTAATGCTAAAACAGCAGAAGCATTTTTTGAGAATACAAATCAATTAGATGAAATGCTTAAAGGATCTATTGGTCGTAGAAGAATTATTATTCCTAGAATGGATCCAGTACGTAAGGCTCGCATTGCAGCAGTTACTACAGGTCGTCAAATACGCAACATAGATGCAGTTGGTCCTAAACTTGTAGATGATATGTGGTTTGGTGGCGCAACAGATGCTGATGGTATTGCCAAGACTATTATTAATGGCAAAGAAGAATTTATCAATCAAGTTAAAGCATCTACTAAGCCTATAGATATTGCTCGTTTTTCAACTGCTTATATAGCACAAAGAATTGATAGAGCAAAGGCAAAGTTTACAATTGCCCCATTGTTTAGAGATGATGTATTTGATGTTACAGCACCTGATGCCTCAAGTCAGATATATCGTATCGCTAGAATGGTTATGCCTAAAAGAGAATCTACTCTATTGGCACAGGCATTTGATAGTATTGAAGAAGTAGGTAAAAGAAAAAATGATTACTACGGTCTATGGGGAACAGTTGCTGAAGTTCGTGGTCTAAACACAACCCAACCTGGTCAACAAATTGTTCGTTATCTAACAGGTAAATCTCAGGCACTATATGGATTAGATGATGCCTTTAGAGATAGAGGTGCATTACCTTCAGATTTCACTCCACTTGCTTCTGCTCCAAGTCTACAAGATTTAGACAGAGCAGCAGGTCGTAATGGTCTATTTCAAAAGTTAATGGGTGTACCTAATACCCAACTTGCTGAGCAAATGGTAAGTGCTTGGTCTTTCTTAACTCTTGCTGGACCTCGTTATGCTCTTCGTAACGCAGGTGAAGACTTAATGATGAATATTGCTATTGGTCAATCTCCTTGGGGAGTTGCCAAGAATAGACTTTTATCAACCCGTATTAACACATTCTTAGCTGCTACTAAAAAAGCAGAAACTGGCGGAAAGTTAAAGTGGTCTGAAAATCCTCTTGGAATTGCTATGCGTTTAGTAAATAAAAAAGAAGTAGACAATATAGCAACAGAACTTACTACATTAAAAACTAAATTTGATGATGCAACAAAAGAATTAGTAAGATTAAAAAGAGATTTATCTAAGGCTAAAGATCCTATTGATATTTCTGATTTTGAATTTAAAATTAAAGAACTTGAATATGTAACTAGAAATGGTTTAGTAAACGAAACTAGGGAAATATTTGCTCGTACTTTGAGCCAAGGTAGAATTAATCGTTTTAGAGAAAATCTAAATTTACCACCAATGGCTAAAGATGAGATTGCTCTTCTTTCAGAACAAATGAAATATGGCGATATAGAAAATGCCTTAGGTGTTGTATCTGAAAGCGCATCTAACTTTGCTACTGGCGCTACTGATTACCTATCCCGTGCTCAAAATTTAGTAAAGAGTACAGGTGTTAGAGCACACGCTCTTGAGATTAAGGGTCTTGGTAATTACGCCAAGAAACCTGGTGAGCGAGCATTTGTTCCAAAGGCTATATCTGTTCAGGATGAAGCATCTTTATTTACTTGGATGTCTCGTATTGGTTACTACGCTAATGATGACTTGGGTAAAATTGCAGTTGCTAACTTAGACAACCAAGAAGAGTTTTTAAACTTAGGCCGTAAATGGTTACAGACTAAAGCTGGTAAACAGTATCTAAAAGATGCTCAACTTTCTGATGAAATGAGCGAATCTAGGTTATTAGACCTTGCATTTAATCGTACTAAATCACATTTCGTAAAACGCAATGGTGATATAAACGAAGATCTTTTAAATAAGATCCGAATTAAAGGTAAAGATGGCAAGTGGAAAGTAGAAGGACAACTTTCTATTGATGATATGCCTACAGTTGATGATGATATTCCTTTTGCAATTGTTGGCCCTACTCTTGTTCCAGCAGTAGAAGCACAACAACTTACCTCAAACGTAATGACAAGAGGCTGGTCTTGGCTTGGACTAGCAAACGCCCGTATGTCACGTCAGCCTTTAGTTTTAAATGAGATGGTATCAATTCGTAAAGAAATGCGTAAATCTGGTTTTGAGCAAAAATGGATTGAAGCACATATTAGAGGTATTAATCCAGAAAATACAACCGGTATTGCAATTGCTACAGAGAGAGCTAAGAGAACTCTTGCTACAGCAGTTGAAGACAGAGCAGTAGGTCAGATTCTACAATATGTAGATAACCCGCTTGTTAGAACTCAGATTGCTTTTACCTCTCGTAACTTTGCTCGTTTCTATAGAGCGACTGAAGACTTTTATCGCCGTATGTATCGGGTTGTTCGTTACAATCCAGAGGCTCTTGTTAAAGCAGCCCTTACCTATGAAGGCGTAACTCATTCTGGTTGGGTGCAAAAGGATGATCAAGGTAATGATTACTTTGTTTATCCTGGTATAGCACCAGTTTATAACGCAGTACAGGATGTACTGTCTCGTTTGGGTATTGCAGATGAGTTTAAGACTCCATTCCCAATAGAGTTTGGTGCTCAACTGAAGATGATTACTCCATCTTTAAATCCAGATTCTTTAGTTCCTACATTTTCTGGTCCATTAGCTGGAGCAAGCGTTAAAACAATTACAACTTTACTAGGCTTTGCTGATGAAAAATCAGCAGATAGTTTAGAAGGATTTTTATTAGGTAAGTATGCTGTAGATAGACCAGTATTATCTGCACTATTACCAGCACACATCAATCGTTTAGTTGGTGCGTTAGATACTGATGAACGCAACTCTCAGTACGCAAGCGCTTGGCGTAAAGCAGTTACCTATCTAGAGGCTTCAGGTAATGGAATACCAAAGAGGTATGATGACGAAGGTAACTTATTACCACCTACTACTGCAGAACAAGAAGAGTATCGTTTAAGAGTTAAGAACACTACTCTTGGAGTTCTAAGAGTTAGATTTGCTTTAGGATTTCTAGCACCAGCATCACCACAGGTTCAACTTAAATCTGATATGGCCCAATGGATTAGTGATAATGGTCGTGCTAACTGGAAACAAGCATTTAATAATCTACTAGATAAATATCCTGGTGATTATGATGCAGCTATGGCTAAGTGGGTTGAGTTATTCCCTAACCAAGTTCCATATACAGTTACTGAGTCAGAGCGTAAGTCTATTGCACCACTTAGATATGCTGAAGAATCAGGATACTTCGTAGATAATAATAGAGATCTATTTAAAGACTTCCCAAATGCCGCAGCATTTTTAATACCTCATAAGACTGGTTTCTCGTGGGATACCTATCAACTTATGCGAGATATGGGAATGACCTATAACAAGCGAGTAGATGATTATCTACGAGAGGTACAGACTTCTTCAGATTTACAGACTTACTATAAGAGAAAAGAAGCGTTTGAATCTTCTCTTGAGAACTCAACAGTGGACTTTGAAAGAACTCAACTACGCAAAGAGTTTGATGCCTGGAAAGATGTATTCTTTGCAGCCCGCCCATTGGTCAGAGAAGAACTAGGAACAACTGGTTCTCAGAAAGCTGCTAATCGCTTAAATACTTTAGACGAATTAGACAATATGTTATCTCAGAACATAGGTATTAGAAAAGATGTTCAAGAAAAACTTAGAGAAATGTCTAAGGTATATAATCAATACAAAGATGAGAAAGCAAATTATGATGAGTTTGGTGGATCTCAAAAGTTAATTAAATATCTAAAGGATGACACTATTCTTAAACTTAGGGAACTAGCTGGCTATAATGAAAACACACAAGCAGTATACGATGTCTTATTTGGCAGATTGTTAGGGGATTAATTAAATGGCTATGAGTTTAAAGGATCAATTAGACAAGGCTACCAAAGATCTCAATCTTGCTGAAAGCATAGTAAGAACTAGAGAGGGAGATACCAAAGATACTAGGTATGGAAAATTTGATGACACTTCTCCTTCAGGTAAAACAGCACTCGCTAGATTAGAAAAGGCTGCTCAAGACCGTAATAAAGCAAAAGCCTATTACGATAGAATACTTGCTGCCTATAACAAAGAACTAGAAAATAAAAAAATAACTGGTGAGCAAGAAGGTGTTTCGGAGGCAGTTCAGGCAGCCAAACAAGGCGTAACTGTAGAGAAATTAAGAGCAAATAAACAAGCTGCCTTAGATGCAGAAAAACTCGCCAGGGATACCGCTAACCAGGGTGCTATAGATCAACAATCAGTTGCAAGTTATACTCAATTAATTAATACTATCGCAGCAGATGAAGCACAGTTAAAATCTGTTCAAGAAGATCTAAAGAAAAATTTTCCCAGTTTTTACAAGGGCAGTATTTCGGGTCTTAAAGATTGGACTAACACTCAATCTGCAATTGAAAAAATTTATATAGAAAGAGGTAAGTTACCTAAGAATTTACAAGGTGCCTCTTTAAGAGAGTTTTTAATAAAGCCTACTATAGACATTACTACCGGCGCTGGCGAGGCTGGTACTGGACTACCAGAACCATTTGGCACCCAAGCAATCTATAATAAGAGCACCGCAGAAGGTCTTATTGATAGTATATTCTCATCCCTAAATTTAGGTAGAGAAGCTAATCAAGCAGAGATAGATCAATTATTTAAAGAGTTACAGGCTGAACAAAAGAAACTATCTAGTATCTCTAAAGGTACTTATAAGATGGTTAATGGAAGACAGGTATTAGTTCAGGAATCAGGTCTAGATCCTAGAACATTTTTAGAAAATAGAGTAAAACAACTTGATGTTTACAAAACCAGTCAGGCAGCAAAGACAGAAAAGAGTAAGCAAACACTTGCTTCTACTGCTTTAGCAAATGGTTATGATCTTGAAACAGATTTTGCTATGGATCTACCTAACTGGTTAGAGTCTATTAATAATGGTGAATCTATTGATAAATTTAAAACAGCAATTCGTAACGCTGCTAGAAGAATTTTACCAGAATCTGTAAGAAGCCAAATTGCACCAGATGAGGATTTGTCTACTACCTTTTCTACTTATATGAGTAATATTGCAAGAGCAAGAGGCCTACCTATTAGTGCCATTAAGTTAAATGACGTTATTCCTTTAGCTATAACTGATAAAGGATTTGCCGATGCACCACAATTTGAAAAAAATAAAAGATCTCAATTTTGGTGGGATGGTTCGCCAGAGGGTATTAGTGTAACTACTACTGTCTTAAACGATACACTTAAAGACTTTGGATTATTAGGACAGGGAGTGCGAACAGTATAATGGCCAATGGTTTCGTTCGTAGTGCCGCAGCAGAAAAAGCTGCTATTGCTGCTGGTGCAGCATCTAAAGCAGAAATTGAAGCAAGAGGTGGTATTAACGCCTCTGGCTATTATGGGGATTCTTACAACCCATTAGCAAATTTATCTGATGCTGAGTACGCTGCAGCAGTTGCAAAGGGTGGTGGCGCAGCAGTTAATGCTGCAACCGCAGAAAAAATTGCTAAAAATTTCCCAAGCGCAGGTGGCGGTGGCGGTGGCGGTGGTGGTAGTACTCCTACCCCAGGTAGTCCTGCAGCGGGTGGTCCTAACCTTGAAGCCCAAGCCGCATCTAGATCAGCCTATGCTTTATTACTATCAGAGTTTAGTAGATATGGACTTGAGGCATTAGTTAGCCCATTACAAGATTTAATTAAACAAGGACTATCTGGACCTGAATTTCAGATTGCATTACGTAACACAGATGCCTATCAAAAGCGTTTTGCTGGCAATACAGAACGTATTAAAAAAGGTTTAACTGCCTTATCACCTGGTGAATATTTAGCACTAGAAGATCAATACCAGAATATTATGCGTAACTACGGACTACCTGCATCTTATTATGCTAAAGATTCTTTGGGTACTCAACAAGGATTTAATAGATTAATTGCAAACGATGTATCTGCAGTTGAATTAGAAGAGCGAGTGCTAACTGCACAGAAGAGAGTCCTTGATGCTGCACCTGAAGTTAAGACAGCATTAAAGCAATTCTATCCTGATATTACTAATGGCGATATCCTTGCTTATACTCTAGACCCAGAAAAGGGATTAGAAGATATCAAGAAGAAGGTGACTGCTGCTGAAATTGGCGGAGCTGCTTTAGTATCCGGACTAACTACAAGTTTAACTGATGCTGAATACCTACGCCGTTATGGTGTAACTAAAGAAAAAGCACAAGAAGGATATAAGGCAATTGGCGCTGGACTAGAACGAGGCTCACAACTTGCTAATATCTATCAACAAGAACCTTATATACAAGCTACTGCAGAGGAAGAGGTATTTAATCTTCCAGGACAGGCAGAGGCATCAAAGAAACGTAAGAGAATTATTGGATTAGAGGAGGCCGCATTTAGCGGTCAAACTGGTGTAACCAGTGGAGCGCTAGGTAGAGAACGAGCCGGCTCCTTTTAACTAAGCCTGCTGTCAGAACGACTGGCCTGACAGAGAGATAACAAGACCAGTAGTAGGAGCCATACAGAGATCCCCGAACTGTATGAGGCCTGCGATAACTACAACGAATGGGAGATGGACTATGTCCAACTACGACTACGAGGATGATGACGATGCAGATACAACAACTGAATCGTTAAGCAATGATCTCGTTAAACAACTACGCAAGGCTAATAAGCAAAAAGATAAAGAGTTGGCAGATCTTAAAGCTAACTTTGAGTCTTTAAATAAAGCGCAAAGAGAACGAGCAATCAAAGACACCCTTGCAAGTCGTGGGGTAAATCAGAAGATCGCTTCATTTATCCCACAGGATATAGACCCAACTGAGGAGTCTGTATCAAAATGGCTTGAAACAAACGCAGATGTGTTTGGACTTCAAACCGAAACACCCCAACAACCTAATGTAGATCCTGCTCAAGCGGCAGCGTATAAGAAAATGAGTGCAGCAACTGAGGCTGGTATGACACCAGATCGCAGTACTGATGTATATCAAAGACTTATGAACGCTAATACCCGTGAAGAGTTAGATCAAGTCATTCGGGAGTCGGGGCTTTAAATCCTACTAACGAAAGGCAATACCTAAATGGCTCTACCTACAGGTAGTTTCACCGGTACTGCTGATATCAGCAATCTCGTAAAAGCTGCGTATGATCAATACGTAAGAATGGCGCTTCGCTCCATTCCAGTAATGCGAGCCTTGGCAGATGTCAAGCCAGTACAACAGGCAATGCCAGGATCATCAGTTGTATTCTCAATCTATTCTGACTTAGCAGCAGCTACTTCTACACTGACAGAAACTTCCGATGTTTCCTCAATTGCTCTTGGTAACCCATCACAGGTTACAGTAACACTTAACGAGTACGGTTCAGCCGTAACAACAACTAAGAAGTTAAACCTAACTTCTTTCAACGATGTAGATGCAGCTCTTGCTGACATCATTGCATACAACGCTGCAGACTCTATTGATGCTGTAGTAGCCGCAGTTCTAACTGGTGGAACCAACGTAATTTACGGTGGAAACGCTACAACAACTAATACAATTGATTCAGCAGATACAATCTCTGTTGCTGATATTCGTAACGCTGTTACAGAACTACGCACCAACAAGGCTCTGCCTCGTCTAGGTGAGTTGTACGCAGCATATCTACACCCACGTCAAGCAGCCGACCTTCGTGCCGAATCAGGCACCGGAGGATTCCAAGATATTGTTAAGTACACAGACAATGTGTCAAAGACAATTATCCCTGGCTCAGTAGGTGTAATTGAAGGTGCTTTCGTTGTTGAAACACCTCGTGTTCCATTCGCAGCGAACACAAACTCACCAGCAGTAAACGTCTACAAGGCGGTTGTTGCAGGTCGTGAGGCTCTAGCAGAAGCTATGGGTCAAGATATCAATACCGTAATCGGACCAGAGATTGATGCTCTGCGCCGTTTCCGTACAATTGGTTGGTACTACTTCGGTGGATTCGCAAGACTCCGAGAAGCAGCGCTATATCGTATTGAGACATCTGCTTCAGCAGGCTAACAAATGCGATTCGGTGGAGGGCGGGTCAAACCGCCCTTCATCACTAGAAAGGAACTATGACTTACCACTTACAGACACCTTGGGAAAACCAAACCTGGATAGTAGATCCAACATCTGACTATGCTCGTTTAGCAGGTAGACCATTATCAGGTGGAAGTCTCACTGGTTCACAACCTTATCTTACAGATGTTCCAAGAGGTTTAACTTTTATTATTAACGGTACAACAGTTACTACTAGTATGTCACCAGATCAAGACACACTAGCTGATGCTGATTACTATTATCTTGGTGGACACGAGTACGATGTATCTGATGAAGTGGCACAGATTCTTATTGATGCTGGCTACTCAGATTATCTAACTAACATATGAGTAACTGTACACAAAGTTGTAAGACCCAAGACCACGAGTCATATGGTGAATGTATGCAATCCAATATGCCAATGTTTATGGGAGTCAATCCCACTAAGACTGGTTGGGATCAAGACAAAGTTAATAAGGATGAGAAAGAATTAAAGTCCTATTACTCAGCACTAAAGCAAGGCGTAGAACCTAGATCTACTAGAACCAAAGATATAGATGCAGCACTCAAACTTTCCGACAAAGCTGGCAAAGCCTTTGACGGAATCAACCTAAAATATAAGGGGTAAAAAATGCCAAATATGAAAATGAACTCTTACAAGGCTCTTGAAAAGGGTGCTAAGGGTAAGAAGGCTAAGAAGTCTGACAAGAAAATGGTTATGAAGAAGATGGGCAAGAAGAAGTAATGTGCGCCACTTGCGGTTGCGGATATGCAACATACGATGATATTGAAACCGGCGCTCCTGGTAAAGAAGCACCTCAGCAATGAAGAAAACTAAAGGCGCTAAGAAAGTCGCCAAGGTTATGAGAGAGTTTAAAAAGGGCGAACTTAATATTGGCAAGTCTGCCAAGAAGGTTAAGTCAAAGAAGCAAGCAGTTGCTATCGCTCTATCAGAAGCAGGAATGTCTAAGAAGAAAAAGAAGTAATGTCATCTGGCAAATATAAACGCCACGATGGTTTTAATCCTATTCAAATTAAAGACGGTCTAATAGTTCGGTTGAATAAGAACGGGACTATTAGATCTATCTTAGGAAAGTACGGAGATTATGGCAAAGAGTCCAGCTTGGCAACGAAAAGAAGGTAAGAATCCTAAAGGCGGATTGAACGCTAAAGGTCGTGCCTCTGCCAGAGCACAAGGTATGAATCTAAAAGCACCAGTAAAAAAGGCTGAGGCTAAGAGATCACCTAAGTCTGCTGCTAGACGTAAATCTTTTTGTGGTCGTATGTGTGGAATGAAATCAAAGTTAACCTCTGCTAAGACAGCAAGAGATCCAAACTCTAGAATAAACAAGTCCTTACGGGCTTGGGATTGTAGTTGCCGATGAAAAGGAAGAAAGCATTTTGGGACACAAAGAATCCGAAGAAGACATCAAAGAAATTAACACCAGCACAGAAGAGTGCTGCAAAGGCAAGGGCCAAAGCTGCCGGAAGACCTTATCCAAATCTAGTTGATAACGCCGCAGTAGCTAAAAAGAAAAAGAAGTAGGGAGAACTAAGTGACATTAGGTGTAGCAGGTACAACTCTTAACGATGAGTTAAATCGTCTAGCCAATGGTGGCACTTATAGAACTGTTGGCAATCTAGTAGATCAAGCACTCGCTGCTCGTCAGTGGGCTGCACAAAGATCAGTAACATTAACACTAACCGATACTGTCGGTGTTCTTAATGAGATTGCTGGCCTATCAAATAAAGCAGAGTTCCTAGATTTTAACGGTGTCTGTAATCTACTAGCAACAACTACTGGATTACCTGCTGCCGAAGCACTGAGAGGAATATCAAGTTGACCGCCAAATATAATATTGTTTGTAATCAAGCTACCACATTTAGTCTTCAGTTTACTATTCAAACTGGCAATGTCCCTTGGAATTTAACTAACTATACAGCAACTATGACTATTAGACCATTTGTTGGTTCTGATACAACCACACTTGTATTAACTAATGGTAATGGAATTACTCTTGGTGGAGTTGCAGGAACTGTGGTTATAGGTATTAGTGCTGCGACTACTGCAGATTTTAACCCTTCACGATACGCCTATGACTTTGTCTTAAACTCAGGATCAGTAGTTACAAGATTATTGGAAGGTAGATTTGTCGTAGTACCAGGCGTTACTGTATGAGTGACACAACTGTAGTAGTTTCACAAAGTCCTACCGATAACACAATTGTCAGTATTGATCCACAGACTGGTGCTGTAGAAGTTATTGTTATAGCTGAGTCACAACCAGAGACCTCTGTTGTATTATCAAATGATCAAGGACCACAAGGAATACAAGGTGTTACAGGACCAACTGGTCCTGCCAATACATTAAGTATTGGAACTGTAGGTACAGGAGCAACAGCAGGAGCTAGTATTACTGGCACTGCCCCAACACAAACTTTAAATTTAACTCTACCTATTGGCCCAACAGGGGCTACAGGTCCTACAGGACCAACTGGTCCAACTGGTAACACAGGCGCCACAGGAAATACAGGACCGACAGGTCCCACTGGTGCTGATAGCACAGTGCCTGGACCGACAGGACCAACTGGTTCTACAGGTCCTACAGGACCAACAGGACCAACGGGAGCAGACTCTACTGTTCCAGGACCAACAGGACCGACAGGAGCAACAGGTGCAACAGGAAACACAGGCCCTACAGGCCCTACAGGGGCCACAGGAGCCACTGGCAGTACTGGAGCCACAGGAAGTACTGGCCCGACAGGAAGCACGGGTCCTACTGGCCCTACAGGGTCTACTGGAGCGACAGGAGCAACTGGCCCAACGGGAGACACTGGCCCAACTGGACCGACAGGTGCCACTGGTCCGACAGGTGCTACGGGAGCTACTGGTCCAACCGGTGCTGATGCAATTTACGACACAGACCAAGCAGTAATTTCAATGCAAGTATTCGGATAAGGATAGATAAATGGCCACATATACCAAGGTAATTCTCTCAGGCTCAACACAGGGTCAGCCGATCACAGTTGTTCAAACAGCTTCTACTGGTACAACTATCCACGCCACAGGAACTTCAGCTACCATCATTGATGAGGTTTGGTTATACGCAAATAACACATCAACCTCTCCAGTATTACTTACAGTTCAGTTTGGTGGCACAGGCGCAGTACAACACGCTAAGCCAATTACTCTTTCTCCACAATCAGGAGATGTTCTAATCGTTGCAGGATTACCTTTAACAGGAACAGGTGCAGCAGCAAATACAGTTTATGCCTTTGCAGCAACCGCTTCAGTAATTACAATTTCAGGATATATCAACAGGATTTCCTAATGGCTAATCCAAACCGTAGAGGTCAAGCAGGTAGTGAAGTATCTACTGGTATGCAAGGTGCTGACTACACCCCTTTTGCAAACACACATTTTATTTTGCCTTACGGATTACGCTTACAACAAACTAAAAACGCTGGCGATACATCAGTAACAATTCCTGCTGGTATAACTTTTGTTTACGCTATTGCAGTTGGTGGTGGTGGTGCAAACGCTGGTGGTGCTGGTGGCGTTGCTTGGGGCTGGACTTTAGCTACCTCTAGTTGCGTAGTTGGTGCAGGTGGAACTGGAAACGGTAGCGGTGGTTATACAAGATACGGGAATGTAATCGCTGGTGGTGGTGGTGGAGTAAACACATCAGGAACATTGGGCGGCAGTGGTGGTGGTGGCAACTCTAGTACTGCTGGTAATGGCGCAACTAATTATTATGGAATACCAGGCGGTGTTGCTGGTACTTCAACAACAACAACTGGTGGCTCAGGTTCGGGTGCTGGTGGTGGTTACGGAATATCTGTTGCAACTGGCGGTAATGGTGGTAATGGAATTTCTGGCGGTGGGGGCGGTCTTGCTTCGGTTGCTGGCTCTGCAACAATGACTGGCGGTAATGGTGGTAATGGTTTAGCGGGTGGTGGCGGTGGTGGTACTTTCACATCAACTGGTTCTCGTACTGGTGGAACTGGTGGTAACGGAATCAACATCCTAACTGGTGCAATAACTACTGGTGGCACTGGTTCAACAGGAACTGGAACAAATGGTGCTGGCGGTGGTGGTGGTGGAATTGCTGGTAATGGTTCTAATGCTTCTGGAACAAATGGTGGTGCAGGTGGATTAGGCGGCGGTGGTGGTGGTGGCAACGCTGGTGGAACTTCTGGCGCTGGTGGCGCAGGAATACTTTATCTTTTCTATTAAAATGGAGCAACTATGAGCGTATCAATTTATAGCAATTCACAATTTACTGATTCTCCTTATGGATTAAAGTTGCAACAAACTATCTCTGCAACAGGAACTTCATCTGTAACAATCCCAACTGGTATCAATAGAGTTTATGCAATTGTTATTGGCGGCGGCGGTGCTGGTAGCACACAGACCACAGGTGGTGGTGGTGGCGGTGGAGCAGGTGGTTATTCTGCTGGCTGGACTTATATTTCAAACTCAGTAACTGTCGGAACTGGTGGCATTGGTACTGCAGTTGTTGCTGTTGGAGCAGGTGGAACTTCATCTATTTACGGAATGGTTATGGCTGGTGGTGGTGCTGGAGGGCAGAACTCAGTTCAAGGTGGTGCTGCTGCTGGTGTAACAAATGTAACTGCCACAAGTTCATCAGTTTCTTATACGGGCGCACCTGCTGCTGGTCTTGCTGCAATTGGATATGCTGCAGGCGGTAGTAACCAAAGTAATTCACCTGGAATGGCTGGTGTTTCATCAGGTGGTGGTGGTGGAAATAATATTACAACAGGAAACCGTACAGGTAGTGCTGGTGGTCAGGGTCTTATCTGTGGCGGTGGCGGTGCAGTAGGAACATCAGGTGTAGGCACAGGCGGTGCTGGCGGTACAGGCGATTTCTATGCAGGTGGCACAGGTTCAACAGGAACAGGAACAGGTTTTGGCGGAGGCGGTGGCGGTGCTGGATATACAGCAGCAGGCTCAAATGCTTCTGCAAACAATGGCGGTAATGGTGGAGCAGGTGGTGGTGGTGGAGGCGCAGCCTCAACACTAGGTACTGCTGGTTCAGGCGGTAACGGCGTTGTTTTACTTTACTACTAAGGAGTTCTAATGGCTATTAGATACGAATACAGTTCAGAGTGTTGCTCTCATTACTATATTGAAACTCGCAATAATGATGATGCTCAGGTGGTTACTAAGTGCAATGTTTGCGGTCAGGGTGAGTATGAACTGACAGGTCAGACAGAGATTGAAACTATTGCAGAACCTGTCTATCAGGCTGTGGCGGTTGAAGCTGAACAGGAAGACCTACCTGTAGAATAAGCCTATGAGAATCAATGACTACTTTAGTAAAGTCATCTTGATAAATCTTGATAGACGAAAAGACAGATTAGAAAAGATATCCACACAGTTAGATAATCTGGGGATAACCTTTGAAAGATTCTCAGCTATAGATGGTAAAGAGTTGGGCATTAGCCCAGTAACTGCAGGAACTATGAGCCATCAAAAGGTTCTAGAAGCAAACTTTGAATCTCGTATTCTTGTTTTAGAAGATGATGCTTTGTTTACAGATGATTTTAATGAGAAGTTTGCTGAGGCAATTCAACACCTACCAGGTGATACTGACATATTTTATCTTGGAGCACTGCTACCAAAGAGCACTGGCAAAGTAGAGAATATAGGAAACAAGTACTGGTTCAGGCAAGTTATGAGTACTGGTTCTCACGCTTACAGTATACATCCTGCAAGAGTTAAATACTTTGCAGGGAAACTAAAAGATTACGAGTGGTATATAGATATAGGTTTACGAGAGTTTGCTAGAGATTACAAGGCTGTGATTGCACAGCCAAATCTAGTGACACAGTTCCCATCATACTCTGATCTTAGACTAAAAGAGGTTAGTGACTTTTGAAAGTAGCTGTATATACGATTGCTCTTAATGAAGAGAAGCACGTTCAGCGTTGGTATGACTCTGCTAAAGATGCAGATTACTTACTAATAGCAGATACTGGTTCTACAGATAAGACAGTAGAACTTGCTAAGTCTTTAGGTATTAATGTTATTCATATCAAGATAGATCCTTGGCGCTTTGATGATGCTAGAAACGCAGCATTGGCTGCCCTACCACCTGAGATAGATTACTGCATAACACTAGATATGGATGAAGTTCTAGTAGGTGACTGGAAGAAAGATTTACCAGAGGCTTTAAAGTTTAATATTACTAGACCAATACATAACTTTGTTTATGGTTGGAATGATGATGGAACACCATCTGTATCTTTTGATGGAACTAAGGTTCACGCCCGTAGAGGTTATCGTTGGAGATTTCCAATACACGAGGCAGTATGTGCCTATAAAATTCCTGAGACTAAAGCTAAGATAGATTTAACGATCCACCATTTTCCAGATAATGATAAGTCTAGAGAACAATACCTAGATATATTAGAGATGGCTGTTGAGGAAACTCCAGGCGATTCTCGGATGCTCTACTACCTTGGTAGAGAGTATTGCTACCGTAAAAGATTTTATGATGGACTACAGACTTTAAAGAAGTATTTAGAGTTCTCAGTATTTCCAGCAGAGCGTTCATATGCACTACGCATTATGGCTAAGTGTGATCCTGATAATGCTGAAGAGTATCTACAGAAATCTATTAATGAGTATGTATGTAGAGAATCAGTCTTAGCACTGGCTAACCATTATTACCAACAGACTAAGTGGGAAGATTGTTTTAGAACTGCAACTAGAGCATTAACTATCACTGAAAAGAAAACAGATTTCCTATCTGAAGGTTGGGCTTGGGGCCATATGGCAGATGACTTATGTGCCATATCAGCTTGGCAATTAGGTGAATGGAAAGTGGCAGTAGAGCACGGCAAGAAGGCAGTTGAGTTAAGCCCAGATGATGAAAGATTACAAGGTAATTTAAAGTACTACAGAGAGAAGGCAAATGAGCACACTAAATGAAATGGTAAGTGATATCAGGGCTAACCTTCAAGGTTATACCTTGCGACAAGATCGTATTAGTTATGTAGCTAATGCTAATGGTCTGACCACTACCAGTACTGCTATCACTATTGGCTCTGCCTCAAACCTTGCTAAAGGTACTATTGAAATTGATGATGAACTTATTTGGATTGACTCCTTTGATAAAGTAACAAGTGTACTTAACGTAGTACCAGGATTTGGTAGGGGCTACCAAGGAACATCCCCTGCACCACATTCACAGTATGCTCAAATTACTTTAGCTCCTACATTTCCTAGAGTGTCTATTAAGAAGGCTATCAACGATACTATCAATAGCCTATTTCCTAATCTCTGGGCGGTATCTTCATACACCTTTACATTTAATGCCTCACAAACAACCTACCCATTACCAGATGATTTAGAATCAATCCTATATCTATCTTGGCAGACTACCGGATCAAGCCAAGAGTGGCTACCGATTAATCGCTGGAGATCAGATGGTATGGCTAATGCTGCTGCCTTTAATACAACTAATACAGTAAGTCTTTATGAGAATATCCAACCTGGTAGAACAGTTCAGGTTTGGTATACCACAACACCTAATACTCTAGATAATAATACAGATGATTTTGCTGATGTAACTGGCTTACCACAATCAGCTCAGGATGTGGTAACTCTTGGTGCTTCATATAAATTGCTATCATTCCTAGATCCAGGTCGTATTAATCTTTCATCTGCTGAGGCTGATAGTGCCGATAGCAAGATTCCATCCACTGCTGGTGTTTCATCTTCTCGTTATATCTACGCTCTATACCAACAGAGATTAAACGAAGAAGCGTTGAAGTTGAAAGACAGATTCCCAATAAGATTACACTATACGAGATAAGGAAGATAAATGGCTAGAGAATACTCAAGTATAAGCGTTGAAACAACGCTTAATAGCGGTATAAATACTACTGCTACTACTATGATAGTTCCATCAGTTGGTGCTGCTACAGCTTTGTTAGGTGGTGTAACCCTTGATCCTGGCAACGTAGATATCTTTACCGTTGCAATAGATCACGATACTGTTAATGAGGAGATTGTTTTCGTAACAGGTGTTTCTGGTGACACCCTTACAATTAGCAGAGGTCAAGCAGGAACTGGAACTCCTGGAGTATCTGGCATTGCTCACAATGCTGGTGCTTCTATTAAGCACGTTCTTACCTCAAGTGATTTAATATTTTATAGAGAAGGAGTTACAACAGCAGATGCGGCAATACCAAAATCTATCATTGCTGCTAAGGGTGACATCCTCACCGGTACAGCTAATGATACCCCTGCTGTTCTCTCAGTAGGCACAAACGGACACACACTTGTAGCGGATTCTAGTACCGCAACGGGCCTTGCCTATTCTGCTGGAATTCCTGTCGTTCTTGATGCTGAAACTGCCACATACACAGTTGTCTTAGGTAACGCCTATCAATTGGTCACAATGTCAGTTGCATCTGCTAATGACTTCCAGATTCCAACTAACGCCAATGTTGCTTTTCCAGTAGGAACAGTTATTAATGTTATTCAAATTGGTGCAGGTCAAACAACTATTAAAGCTGTAACCTCAGGAACTACTACCATCTCATCAACTGGAGCAACTGCTACTGCACCTAAACTAAGAGCGCAATTCTCGGCTGCATCCTGTATTAAGGTCGCTACCGATACTTGGTATGTGGTAGGAGATATTGCGTAATGAGTTTATTAGGTATTATTGCTTCAAGTATATTAAAAATAGTTCCAAATTTAATAGCAGTATCTTTAGCATCTTCACCAAGAGTAACTGTTTGGGATTTTGTAAGCGGAACAGGTTTTGGAAGTAAATACTCTAATCCTGCAACATTACCAACGGGTGCTGGTTATTCGGCTGAATTTAATCCAAACAAAACAGCAATTGCAGTTGCACACGCAACGACACCATTTGTTTCAACATATCCTTGGTCATCATCTGGTTTTGGAAGTAAATATGCAGACCCAGCAACATTACCAGCAGGTGCTGGAGATGAAGCAAAATGGAGTCCAGATGGTGCAACTATTATGGTAACCCACGATATTAGTCCTTGGGCTTCAGCATATCCTTGGAGTTCGGGTTTTGGTACAAAGTATGCTAATCCAGCAAGTGCTATTGCTAATTATGCTTATGGTCAATCTTGGCGACCACAAGGCGATGTTGTTGCTTTTGCATTATCAGCTTCTCCTTATATAAATGCTTATCCTTGGTCGGCTGGATTTGGAACTAAATATACAAATCCTGCAACGTTACCTACTGGTGATACTTTTTCAGTTGAATTTAATCCTGCTGGTGATGCAGTTATATTTGGTCACTTAAATAGTCCATTTGTTTCAGCATATCCTTGGTCAGCAGGTTTTGGTACAAAGTATGCCAATCCTGCATCTTTGCCTGCTGGATATGGGGCAGGTGTTACTTGGCGACCACAAGGTGATGTTGTTGCTTCTAATGGACAATCTCACGTTGCTAATGCTTGGGCTTGGTCAAGTGGATTTGGTACAAAATATGCTGACCCATCGGGCGGGGTGGGTAGTGGCGTGGGTAGTGGTATTAGATTTAATCCAACAGGAACAGATGTTGCGTTTGTATTTAATACTGATCCAAGAATAAATGTTTTTTCTTGGTCAGCAGGTTTTGGTACTAAATATGCCGATCCCGCATCAGGCATTTCAGGCGTTGGCACAAATTCTGTGGCATTTGTTTAATTACTACTAACAAAGGAAAAAAATGGAAATAAATACTAAAGAAACAACCTTAACACCAAAAGAAGTAAGGCAATTAGAAGTAGATCAATATAAATTAAATATTGAAACCTATAAATCTCTATTACAGACACTAGATGGTGAATGGGATAAAGATTTAGTTCACTTAAAAAATGTGGAAATTCAAGAAGCCGCTAGACAATGCCCGATGGATAAATTGGCTCGCTTAGCAGTTTTGCAACAGTACGATCAAGTAACTGGGTTGCTTAAAACTGAAATTGTGGAATGCGCTAAAGCAGAAGCAATTTTAAACATTTTATAGCACAATCCTCTGAGATTGTTCTACAATTATTAACTACCCCGCTTCGGTGGGGTTTTCTATTTAAGGAGATCAATGGCATACGGCGATGATATTACCGAAGGCATCCCTTACGTATTATCCAACCCTGCAGGTTCTACCAACTACTCAGCTACTGGCGTATCCTATGATGTAGCAATCGCAGGACAACCATTCTTTATTGGTGCCTCTGATGAGACACCTTACCGTAGAGTTACTGCCCAGTACCGTAAGCAACAGATTGATCAGACTAGAGAGCCAGGAGAGCAGACTCTTACTGGTTGGTGGGTACGCTCCCAAAGTTCATTCCACCTTGGCGCTGGTATCAAGTTCTTTGAGCCAATACAAGAAGAGTCACTTCGTTTCCAGTACACAGAATCTAAGGGTATGGATGTCTGGACTAAAGGACAGGCAACTCTACTAAACACTACAGTCAGGGCTAGGGTTGCAACAGCAACTAATCTATACCTAATTGGTGCTAGAGATAACGCTAATAACGTAGATGCAGTTGTCTTTACTGAAGGACCTGATCTAAAGAAACTCACTATGAGTGATGATACACCCACCGTTACTACCTATACCTTAACAGCAGCTCCACACACACTTGATTTTATGGCTCTAACCTCTGATGGTACTAGATACTTTGCTGCAGATAATGACAAACTTCATAGAGGTAATATCTTTGGCTCTACATCTGATGGTCATATCTACGATCTTGATGGTCCAGTTACCACAGTAGCATTGCGCTATGCAAAGCAACGTTTACTTGCTGGTATTGGTAGAGAGTTATACGAATTAGATTCTAACAAGGCAACCACTGCAGGTGGTCACGCTTTACCTACTGCACTTTATGAACATCCAAACCCATCTTGGATATGGACAACCATATCTGAAGGACCTGCTGCTTTCTATGTTGGTGGCTATGCTGGATCTCAGTCGTCTCTCTACAAGATTACATTAGATACTGCTAATGCTAACTCTCTAGGATTTCCAGAACTTAATGTCCCAACAGTAGTTGTTGACCTACCAGAGGGTGAAATAATAAATGCCTTTGATGTATACCTTGGTACCTTTGGAGTTCTTTGCACTAATAAAGGCGTAAGAGTTGCAGTGGTATCTGCTGATGGTGACATTAGCTACGGACCATTACTGGTAGATACAGAGTGCAAGAGCGTAACCTTTAGAGATAAATTTGCTTATGTAACAACCTTGCAAGGTACCGAGTCAGGTCTAATCCGTATTGATTTATCACAGCCAGCAGTTCCTAATAGCCTTGTCTTTGCTTATGCTTGGGATCTTTATGCAAGCGGTGAGACTGCTAACCCAGTATCTACAGACTTTCTTGGTAATACCGATAGGGTTGTCTTTGCTGTACCAGGTGATGGAATATGGATTGAATCTGCAACTAGCCTAGTAGCAAGTGGTTACTTGCGTACTGGTTACATCCGATACAACACATTAGAGACTAAGATCTATAAATTATTACAAGCTCGTATTGATACCAGTAATGGTGGAATTAGTCTTCAGTCTGTTGATTATGCTGATAACTTCTACAACATTGGCAGCTTTGCACAAGGGTCTGTAGTACCAGAGGTAACTGTTAGTTATCCACAGGCAGCGCAGGAGTATCTAGGATTTAAGTTCACCTTTACTCGCTCATCTACTGATGTCCTTAAAGGACCTTTGTTTACTGGATATCAACTGAAGTCTTTACCAGCAGTACCTCGTCAAAGATTAATTCAATATCCACTATTCTGCTATGACCACGAGTCAGATAATCTTGGAGTAGAGACTGGATACGAAGGTTCAGCATATGAGCGTATGTCCGTACTGGAAGGTATTGAAAATGTTGGAGATACATTAAGAGTTGAAGACTTTAGAACTGGTGAGTCATACATTGGATTAATTGAAGAGCTTGACTTTATAAATAAAACCCCAAGCGATAGAAGGTTCTCCGGTTACGGTGGCAATCTAATCGTAACTATCAGAACGGTATAACACTATGACCCCGAACGAATGGGCAGGACTGGCAGTAGCGGTAACTACACTTGTTGGAACACTGGCTGTAACAGTAAGGCACCTTGTTAAATACTATCTATCTGAACTTAAACAAAATGGCGGCTCCAGTATCAAGGACCAGGTTTCAAGATTAGAGGAGAAGGTTCAATTCTTAACAGATCTAGTAAAGGAGTCACTAACAAGATGAGCGTAGTAGAGATAGCAAAGGCTGAGATAGGAAACAGAGAGACCGGCAATAATGATAACAAGTATGGCAAGTGGTATGGTGCTAACAACCAACCTTGGTGTGCGATGTTTGTATCTTGGGTATTTAACAAAGCGAATTTAGGTAATAAGATTACAGCACAAGGAGAGAAAGGCTTTGCCTCCTGTGATGCTGGACTGAAGTGGTTTATCAATAAGAATAAGATGATTCCAATAGGTCAAGCGCAAGCTGGAGATATTGTTTTCTTCCAGTTTGATAAAGATGCAGAGCCTGACCACGTTGGAATTGTCAAATGGAATAACACTAGGTTGAAGTATCTTCAAGTAATTGAGGGTAATACAAGCAGTGGTTCCAAAGGCAGTCAATCAAACGGGGATGGTGTGTATCTTAGGAAACGACCATACTCTCTAGTAATGGGTGTAGTTCGCCCGTAAGGATGGATATGAATAAACTAATTGACAAGTTAAAAGACCCAAAGACTAAGGCTGCATTTAAGTCTTATCTACGGGCAGTATTAGCATCAGCAGTAACTATGGGTCTTGCACTTGCTGCAGATCTTGCACCAGAGTATGCAATCTTGATTGGTTCAATCGCTGGTCCACTGGCTAAGTGGGCAGATAAGACTGAAAAAGCCTACGGCGTAGGAGCCGAGTAATTTAGTTTACTGCGAGGCAATATAAGGGGGGCGCTTAACTGCGCCCCTCTTTTTTTATGCCCTAAATTTCCCTAGCGGGATCATCTACCGGACAAGGCACAATTATTAGGTTACCACAGTTAGCACAGGTTGCATCTAACATATACCAGGAGATCTCAAAGTTATCAAAGGTAGCTAGGATAGAGAATACTTTAGAGCCACAAGGACAAGCGTGTAGTGGTCCTAAGGACCTAAGGTCCGTACCAAATTTATCTGGTAGTTTCTCTTTATTTTTTCGCAGGGTTGGTAGACGGAACATATTGCTCAGGTCGGCTCCTTCCTGTGGTCAGTCGCCTCGGCGCTTTCAGCGCCGCCTTGGTTGGTTACCGTATCTGTAATTCGCCTTCGGCTCATATGGTACACATTTCCGATCTAGTAATCCGAAAGGATCGCACTCACGGCGTGTCGCCTCTACATCCCAGTATTTTTTACGGGCGGTGCTACAATTAATCCAAGATAAAAGGAGTATGCAGTGACGGCAATAGTTGGTATTCAAGGTAAGGGTTGGGCAGTTATTGCTGCTGACTCTATGACTACCTATACAGATAGACCTTACGTTGCTAAGGGCTACGATAAAATTGTTAAGATTAATGAATACTTAATTGCTGTTGCTGGTGATGCACTCGCTGGAGATATATTAAATAACTTATGGCAACCGCCTAAGGTATTAAAGACTCAAGATCCTGATCGCTTTATGATGATCAGAGTTCTACCATCTATTAAACAAGCCTTAACTGATGCAGGTTATGATCCTAATCCTAAAGGTAAAGCTGATGATGATTCAGGCTGGGATGCTTTAGTTTGTTTTAATGGAAATCTTTATCAGATCAGTGATGACTACGGTTATATGCGAGATGATAGAGGTTTATACGGTATAGGTTCTGGTGGCTCTTTAGCAATGGGTGCTTTAGTAGCACTAGATGGTGATACAAAGACTCACGCTAAAGCATCAAGTGCTGCAAAAAAGGCTATCAATATAGCGATACAATACAACATCTGGTGTGGTGGCACTGTTAGTGTCAAGACACAATTTACTAAGTAGGAGTTATGCACAAGACAATTAAGTTTGCTTTAACAGAGGCCTATGAAAAAGGTTATGAAGAAGGATTAAAGGTTAATGCAAGTAGCGATACCAACTGGGAGGAACAAAACAAAATGAGACAGCAATGGTTACTAGACAACCCTGATGCAGGGTATATAGGATGGATGTCAATATGACACACGATGAATTGCTGGCAAGAATATTAGAAGGTATTGACCTTGCAAGAAGAGACCGAGAACAAGTTGCCTATGATGCCCTTCTTGCAGTAGTGGAATTACATAAGCCAATAGAAGGCACTCCGTATTGTGAGGGTTGCGACCTTCTAAGGCGTTATTATCCTTGCCCAACTATTCAGGCTGTTAGGAAGGAGTTGC